CGAGGTGGCCGACAGGGTTTCCATCACCGCCTTGAGATACGGCGTGCGGCTGGTCGACCAGCGCCCGGGTTCGGCGGAGGCGACCGACGAGAGCATCCGGTGGCGGTTGGCCCAGTCATCGACGGTGAGGATGGGGTCGGGGGCCAGACCCCGTTTCCAGGCGGACTGCACGACCAATGCCGCCGCCGATTCAGCAGTGTCGAACACAAGCCACTCCAATGCGAAATAGATGCCAAAACGATGAGGCGAACGCTTGGCTTTCCGCTTGAACAGCGCGTTACTACAAGCACAGCAACCCACCCCAAGGAGAACACCATGCGCAAGACCACCACCAAAGCCACCGCCACCAAAGCCGCGCAGCAACGGGACCAGCTGCTCGCCCGGATCGCCCTGGACCATCTCTTCATCGAGACCCTGGAAACCCGCAACAGGGACCGCCTGGACTTCCACGACGTCAGCGTCTGGGCCGTCCAAAGCGCCCTGATGGCGGCCTACCAAGCAGGCCTGACCGCAGGCCAAAGCGCCGCCGCCAAGGCCACTGATCAACCGACCCAACAACAAGCCGCCTGACCTTCATTACCCAAAGGAGCACGACCATGTCCGTACAAACCACCCCGATCACCGAACGCCAACTGGACCTGATCACCCGCGCGCATTGCGACGCCGGCGGATTGATCGAACCGCTGCTGGCCCTCAAGGGCGGCGCCAAGCTCAAGATGATCGCCAGCCTCGCCCAGCGGGGGTTGATCGAGCAGCTGGATGGCCAGTGGCGCATCACAGGTGCCGCCATCGCGATCATCAAGGGCGAAGCCCAACCAGAGGATGTGCTGCCTGCGGTAAAGGGCGCCGCCACGTCACCCACGCCGCTCCCGGCCGACGATCCGGAACTGGAAGCAGCGGTCGCCGCCGCCGAAGCCAGCTGGCAACAGGATCGGCCCGATGTCGGCCCGAAGCGTGGCCCGGGCAACAGCAAGCAGGCGCTGGTGATCGAGATGCTCAAACGCCCCGAGGGCGCCACCATTGCGCAGATCTGCGAGGCCACATCGTGGCAAGCCCACACAGTGCGCGGGACCTTTGCCGGCGCACTCAAGAAGAAACTGGGCCTGACCATCGTCTCCGAGAAGATCGAAGGTCCGGCCGGCACGCCGGGCGCAGGACAGCGCCTCTACCGGATTGCCGAAGAAGCCGCCGCGTGAGCACGCAGCCCAACGCCCCGACCCCGGCAGACCTGTTGCCAGCCGTGCTGACGGCCTGCCGGGAGATCGCCCGGATGAAGCATCCGAGCATCGAGCACCTCCTGCGCCACCGGGGGTTTGGTTTCGAGGCCGACCGCATCGCCGATCTGGTGCTGGCGATTGAAGCCCTTGATGCCCAGCACGATGCAGATTGAGCTTGGCTTCCCTGGCAACCAGCGCGTTCATACAGGTGTCGCAACGATCAACTGAGAAGGAGAGCACACCATGAACACCCCCCGCGAATTTCAAGCCCACTACGCCAAAACCAGTGGCCGAGATGCGCTTGCCAACGCCCGTGCCACGATGCAGCGCGCCCTGGAAGAACTCGACCGCTACATCGCCCGCTACGACGAAGCCGAGTCGCTCAAAGACAAGGCTAATGTCCTCAACTGGACGCTGAGCCATCTGGCCACCTACGTGCCCAACAACGTGCGCCTGGACCTGATCGCGGGCGCGCAAGCCGAACTGGTGCGCGCCGACACGATGGCCGAATAAGGGGCTTCGGAGCCAAGCGCAAAAAGATCGAACAGGCGCTTGGCTTCCATCGCCCGAAGCGCGGCACGTTGGGTGTCGCAACGATCAACCGAGAAGGAGAGCACACCATGAACACCCCCCGCGAATTTCAAGCCCACTACGACCAGTTCATCGCCGAACTGACGGCACTCACCCGCAAGTACGGCGTCGCCATCCAGTCGGTCGGCGGCGTGATCCTGGCTGACGCGCCCGGCGAATTTCACAACGTCACGTACCGCGCCGACATCAGCAGCGGCGACCTTTACCCCGAGTTTGCGGACAACTGACGAATACGCAAGGCCTCGAACGCGCGGCGCAGCACGTAGCTACGGACCAGCGACACAGCCGTGAAAACGAGTCCGATCACCAAGTTCTCCTGCAGCGTGGCGTGCAGACCGAAGAGCGGAAACACCGCCCACTGGGTTGCCACCGCCACGCCATAGCCGACCAGCACATTGGCCACGGCTTCCACCAGCGACATCCAGCGCGACTGCTTCACAGCGCCTCCTCGGCATCCATCACATCGCTGGCGTCGGCGGTATCCGCCTGCTGGCCGACCAGATCATCGAACTTCACCCCATCGGCTTCGCGGACTGCCTGCGCCCCGGCATACGATTGCCAGCGGCGAACAATCACGTCGACGTACTTGGGATCGAGCTCAATCAACCTCGCCTGACGACCGGACTTCTCAGCGGCGATCAGCGTGGTACCGGAGCCGCCGAAGGGGTCGAGTACCACATCACCGGGCCGACTGGAGTTGCGGATGGCGCGCTCGACCAGCTCCACGGGCTTCATCGTCGGGTGCAGATCGTTGACGCGCGGCTTGTTGAAGTGCCACACATCCCCTTGATCGCGGTCGCCACACCAGTGGCGGGTGGCGCCCTCGGGCCAGCCATACAGGATTGGCTCGTACTGGCGCTGGTAATCCGAGCGCCCGAGCGTAAAGGTGTTCTTGGCCCAGATGATGAAGGTGGACCAGTGGCCCCCGGCAGCCCGAAAGGCGGACTGCAGGGTGTCGAGTTCCGATGAGGACATCGCCACGTAGACCGCGCCATTGCATCGGGCCAGCGCGGGCTTGAACGCCGCCAGCAGGAAGTCCTGGAATCCGTCCCCAAGGTTGTCGTTCAGGATCGGACGGTTGGTGCCGCGCAGCTTGTCCTTGGGACTGTTGGCATAGTCCACGTTGTACGGCGGATCTTGAAAGATCATCGCCACCCGCTCGGTGCCCAGCAGCGTGTCGTAACTTGCCGGATCGGTCGCATCGCCACAGAGCAGCCGGTGCTGGCCCATGATCCAGACGTCGCCGGGTTTGGATACCGGGTTGACTGGCACCTCGGGAGCAGCATCCTCGTCGGTGTTGCCCTCGGTGGTGGTTTCTTCGCCGGCCATGATTTCCAGGAGCTCGTCGGCATCGAAGCCGGTGAGCGCGAGATCGAAGTCGTCGAGCTTGAGCTCTTCGAGTTCGAGGCGCAGCAGGTCCTCGTCCCAGTCCGCCCAGGTGGCCGAGCGGTTGGCCAGGATACGGAAGGCCTTGATCTGCGTCTCGGTCAGGTCGTCGGCGAGGATGACCGGCACCTGTTCCAAGCCCAGATGCAGCGCGGCCTTGTAGCGAAGATGGCCATCACAAATTTCGCCGGTGCTCTTGGCGACGATGGGCAAGCGAAAGCCAAACTCCCTGATGGCACTGGCCATCTGCTCGACCGCGTGATCGTTCTTCCTGGGGTTTCTGGCGTAGGGGATCAGCCGACTGGTTGGCCAGAGTTCGATTTTGTCAGCGAGCATTTGTTGGTCCATAGTTGTACAATAATTCTGTCCAATTAGAAGGAGGTTGCCATGACCATCGAAACCACCTACAGCCAAGCCCGGGAGCAGTTCAAGACGCTCATGGACCGCGCAGTCGATGACCGAGAAGTGATACTGGTACGCCGCCGTTCCGGGGATGCGGTGGCGATGATTGCCGCCGATGAGCTGCAAAGCCTGATGGAGACGGCACACCTGCTGCGCTCGCCGAAGAATGCCGAGCGTCTGCTGGCCGCCTTGGCACGCGCCCGTGCTGGGGATGTCGCCCCGACCGCCGTCGATGCCCTTGAGAAGCACTATGGCCTCGAAGCCTGAGGCCAAACGCGTCGCGGTGTTTCAGCCCGAGTTTCTGGAAGACTTGAGCTACTGGGTAGAAACGGAACGCCGCACGGCCAAACGGTTACTGGAACTGGTCAAGGCCGCACTACGTGATCCCTTCAAGGGCATCGGCAATCCCGAACCACTGAAGTACTTGGGCGCGGATGTGTGGTCACGTCGCATTACGCAAGAGCACCGCTGCGTCTATCTGGTGAAAGCGGATCGGATCGAGTTTCTGCAGGGGCGCTACCACTACTGATCCGGCGTTCTGCCTCGACCTCGGCAAAGGTCTGTCCGGTGGCCAGCAAGGTCACCGGAATGTCGGGGTGGTTCTGTTGGAATCGCTTGACTGCCACATCGGTGTAGGACGGGGCCAGTTCGATGGCGCGGGCCACGCGATTCGTCTTCTGCGCGGCCAGGATCGTGGTGCCGGAGCCACCGAAGGGCTCGAAGACGATGTCACCCGGGTCCGAGTACGCCAGCAGGATGTGCTCGGGCAGGGCCACCGGAAACACCGCCGGATGGTCGTTGTCCCGACCGATCTTGCCCTTGTGGCGCATCACCCGGATCACCGAGTCAGGGATGCGGTAGTCCTGGGTGGGCTGTCCGGCATGGGTCCAGCCACCGACTTCGCCATCCTTGCCGCGCATCGCCGTGGAACTGCCATCGGCGCGCAGGTGGCTGTCCTGGCCTGCGTGCTTGCAGGGGACGATCTTGTTGGGCCTCCTGCTCTGGCGGTTGAAGTGGAAGACGAACTCGAAGCTTGGAGCCAATCGGCCCTGCCAGTCGCCAGGCATCCCGGGGCCCTGGTCCCAGACGTACCAGCCAAAGCGTCGCCAGCCTTGCTGGCGCATCCAACTGATCCAGCCATCCCAGTACGGGATCACCTCGTTGTCGCGATGAATCAGACCGAGGTTCACCAGCACCTGACCGTCGCCTGCCATCGGCAAATTGGCGAAGACGCCCCGCATCAGCGCATCCCAGTCGGCGATGCCCTGGGTGTAGTCGCGCTGCTGGCCGTAGGGCGGGCTGGTGAAGCACAGGCTCGCCTGGTCATCGGCCATCAGCTTGGCGACCACAGCCGGATCGGTCGAGTCGCCGCAGATCAGGCGGTGGGCGCCCAGTTGCCAGATGTCGCCCGGGCGTGACACCGGGATCACCGGCGCATCAGGAATGTCCTCGTCGGCGTCCTCGGTAAATCCGCCCATGGGCGGATTTGTTTCGTCGCCCGGATCGGCCTCATCGAGCAGACTGGCCAGCTCTTCGTCGCTGAAGCCGGTGAGTGCCAGGTCAAAACCGGCAGCGGAGAGCTCGGCCAGTTCGGACGCCAGCAGTTCCTCATCCCAGCCTGCGGCTTGGGCAAGCGCATTGTCGGCGAGGATGTAGGCGCGGCGCTGCGTGGGCGTGAGGTGATCGAGGACGACCACCGGCACGACATCGAGCGCAAGTTTCTGCGCAGCCGCCAGGCGACCATGCCCGGCCATGATGTCGCCCTCGCCAGACACCAGCAGCGGCGCGGTAAAACCGTACTCGACGATGCTGGCAGCGATCTGTGCCACCTGTGCATCAGAGTGCGTGCGCGCATTTTTGGCGTAGGGCTTGAGCCGGTCCAGCGGCCACAGCTCGATGCGGCGGGCCATGGCAGGGGTGAAGGGAGTCGTCATCGATGACCCTCGACGAAAGTGTTGAAACATTCGCCAGAGGGATCTGACGAAGAAATCAGCGCAGACGCTGCGTGATCTCGCGGGCGATTACAGGAATCAGCGCATCGAGGTGCTGGCGCAGGGCGTCGCGCACCAAAGCTTCAAGAAGCTCGGGGGGCCGCTGTGCCGACACCGGCTCCTGGACAGAATCGGGGCGCAGGCCCGCTGCGAAGGCTTTGCCGACCACATCGCCCACATCGGCGTAGGTCGGCTCCTTGGGGTTGCACATCGGGTGGGTTTTGATCGGGTGTTTCTTCATCGGGCCAGGTCCTCCAGGGCTTCACGAATGGCGACATCGAGGATGTCGGTGACACCGCGCACATCGGGGTCGGCCACCACCAGGGCGACGATCTCGGGGGCGACCTTGCGCGGGATTTGCTGCATCCGATCCCGCAGCTGGCGGGCCAGCTGGAAATACTTGATGTCGACCTCGTCCTTGCTGATCAGCTTGCCCGTGCGCTCTTCGAATTCGAGCTTGGCCAGGCGCGCCGAGTAGGTTTCGCGCACCGCCCGGGCCTTGTGGTAATCGACACCTCGGGCATCGTCGCTGGCCTGGGGCATCGGCGGCGGTGCAGCGGGTTGTGAAGCGTGCTGGGCGATAGGCGGTGGTCGGGGGGTGGTCACCCGCGGGGTGGTCGGCTGGGCGGTTCGCGTGTGCCGATCCCATTGGGCGTCGGCCTTGATTGGATCGATGCTGCTGTCGGGTTCCGGGTGAATGCGGCCCGTGGCAATCGCCTTCTGGACGGCGGACAGCGCCACGCCGCGATGCCGGGCGTAGGCGTGCAAGCTCATGCTCATAAAAATCTCCAACCAGTCGATGGCAGGCCGGGTGACCACCGACCACCTGACCACCTATTTTTTGAGTCTGACGCTAGGCAAGCGTCGCGCTGCGCGCGGCCCCCGCTTCAGAAATGGCCCGGGAGGACCCACGGCGCGCTCCCTCAGCGAGCCCCGGCGTCAAACGCACCTCATCCCATATCCAGACCTACCCAAGGCAGTCCAAATTTCACGGCTGGCTCTGTCGAGGGGTTTGAGCACAATCATTCGTCGGCTGTTTTGCGGATTTCTTGGTGTAGGGGCGGTAGCCCCAGAGCGGACAGATCTGCACCGTGCAGTGCTCCACCTCTTTACGGTCGTAGTGGCAGCAGGTCAGACACATGGCTTTGATGGCCTGGCGCGGTGAGGCACTGACCTCGAAGGCGCGCTGCACGAGGCTGCGTGACAGCACGGGCGCTGCGGCGATGTACTCGGTTTGCTTGGCGGTCAGATTCGTCGTCATGCGGTGGCTCCTTGGGTTGGGGTTGTCAAGCGCTCGTCAGCGCTTCCCGCAGCGCCCGCTCCATCTGCCGTTGGTACTCCCGCAGAGCCACGCTTCGCACGGTGTCGGCCATGCCAAAGCGCGGTTCGACCTTCTGCTGCCGACGCAGCAGGTACAAGGCCAGGATGCGCTTCTCGTCACGACGCTCGAACACGGCACCGGCACGGTAGAACACGTTCTTCTTCGCCATCACCTGGCCCGGCCACTGGCTCTTGGGGATGACGCGGGTCTGGGCGGTCTGTGCCATCGGCCCGACCGGAATCGCCAGCTTGCCGGTCTTGGTGCCGCCGGTTTCCTGCAGCGCCATGAAGCGGTCGCGCGACCAGACCTCGGCCATCAGCGTGCGAGGCTTGGCAGGCGTCACGCCAATGCCTCGGCTGATCCACGGCCGGCGCAAATTGAAGCGCTCGGGTAGACCGTCGCGCACCGCATCGCGGGCGTCGAACGCCGTGCGGGTCAGGGCCTTCGCCGCGGCGTTCGGGATGTGCTGCTGGGCCAGATACGAGAGGTGCTCGGTCGCCTTGGCTATGTCGGCGGTGACGTTAAGTTTCAGCATCAGCAGGCTTCCGGCGACGTGGGGCAGGTGCTTCAACGTGGGCAGCAGGCTCGGCAGCGATGCCTGCCTTGCGATCCAGGATCTGTTCAGCCGTGGCGGCATCGACCTCGACCGTCAGGCCTGGAACGAACGAGCGCACGCCACCGTCGCCGGCGAGAACCACCGGGCGGGTGATGAGAAGTTTCATGGGGGAGTCTCCAGCGCTGGGCAGAGAGGCGAACGTCAGGCCCAGAAACGACAGCGCCCACCGGAACGAATCGGGTGGGCGCAGTTATCAGCAGTACGGGATTACTGTACCTTGTGGCATGCCACCGTTCAAGTAGGTTTTGGTGTCGGCATGCAAATATTTTCGGTCACCAGGACTCCGGCTTGCGCAACGCCGAATGAGGAATGCGCTCGGGCAACTGGGCATTTCTCAGATGCACGGGACTCAGCGGTTTGGACCAATGGGCATGCCGCGACAGGTCGGTCGATATCCGGCGGTGATCATCACCAGGAATCGGTGCAACCAGCACAAACGAATATCGGGATGATGCCGCCGAACCGTTGCCAGCGCAGCTTCCAGGTCCGTGTCGTTGCTGCACACAACTGCCTGCTCGTAGGCACCAGTCCAGGCACCAGCGATCAAATCCGCCGCGAGGTTGACGTCGGTTTTCTTTTCATTGAAGTCGTACACCTGCACCATCTGCAGATCCGGCGCTTCGGCAATCGGTTTGACCAGTCGCTGGAATGGCGTCGTGGCAATGATCTTGCCTTCGATGATGGTGATCTGCGTAGGGTACATCTTGCGCAGTGCCTGCAGGTAGCGTCGTTGGCGTTGGGGCGACTCCTGGTCATCGCACATCCGGCCCAGCACCGGCGCCGTGTAGTAGCGGACTTCAACCAGATCAGCCTCGGGATCAAGGACGTGGTCGCGAAAGAGGGCGAACAAATCCAGCCACTTGAGCGTGGTTTTTCTCAGCAACCCGTAGTACAGGTTGTAGCCATCGACATAGACAACAGTCCGCAAAAATGCATCTCCAGAAATGACAAAGCCGCCCGAAGGCGGCCTGTCGCCCTAAGAGCATCTGGCCAAACCAGACGGTCAAAGGGTGAGTCGTGGGCAGATCATACACCAACTTTGCGGTTGTGAACCACTTCACCCTGGAACGGAAGATTGCGACTCAAACTCCAGACCACGACGACGCACTCGTCCATGGCTGTCGCGCTCGTAGCCATAGTACCGAGCCAGCATGCCCAGCGCGGCGATGAGGATGCCTTTGCCTTCCTCCTTGGACATGGCCTTGCCGCTCCAGCCCAAGCGAATCGACCAGTCTCTGACCGACATTCCAAGCCCGGCCACGTACCAGATCGCCGATCCGGCCGGACTGCCACTGCCGCCCACCGCCTCCAGTGCATCCCGCACGGCAGGCGCAGCGCCGGCGTTCTTCTCGACCATCATCTGCCCAGGCGCGGTGCCACCCGGCAGTCCATCGAGCTTGGGACTGGCCACGCCACTGGCAAATGCCCTCGCAAAGTCCTGCGAGAACTGCTGCCCCGCATCGTGCATGGCACCAGTGATGCTGCCGTTTCGGAGCATCAGCGCCAGCGTGTCCACCGTGCGGTAGTGGTCGACCGACTTCTGGTCATCATCTTCCTCACGCACGTAGCGGATCACGCTGCCGTCCGGGCGGATCAGCTCATGGCCGATGGGCGGTTTGCGTTCAGCCCGAGCCTTGGCACGTTGGGTTTTCTTGGTCATGGCCGTGCCTCCCCGAGTTGCCCGAGGGTCGCCAGCGCACCATCGCGGCTGCGCTGCACCGTGACGGACTTGCCTGTGGTCGCTACCACCGTCCAGGTCTCGCCATCACCCCGGTCGATGACTTCGCCTTCGCGCCAGGGGCGGCTGTGCTTCGTCGAGGTAGTTCGGGCACCGTAGAGCTTGGTGGCGATACCGGACAGGAACGCCCGGTCCCACTCATCGTAGATGTCCTCCAGCGGCACGACCACGATGCCTTGCTTGTGCCAGGCCGCTGCACGCATGGCGCGCAGTTCGTCGCTGCTGGCCGGTGACGCCGGCGCCAGACGCCCGAGGGCGCAGGGGATGGAAACAGAGGTGGGGTTCATTCGGATGCTCCTTCGGGATACGGGGTGGCGGTTTGGTGCTGGGTCTGGGCGGGCACCTTGGTATGCCCGCCTTCCCAGTGCTGCTGTTCGTCGACGAGATAGCCGGCCTGGTGGGCGATGCGGCGCACGAAGTCCGGGTTCAGCCCGACCCAGTCGCACCACCGCTCCAGGTCATCGCCGAGCAGAAAGCGCCGCGCCTCACGCCTGACGCCCTTGCCCGAAGACAGGCAATCGACGATGGCGGCGCTGATCACCGCGACGAACAGACGCGACTCAGGGCAGCTCACGGCGGTGTGGCGGTTGAGGACTTTTTCCAGGGCGCGCTGGCCGACCAGCGGTTTCGGCGGACGCCAGCGCTCGGTGCTGATGCAGCTGGGGTTCATCGCGCACCTCCCTGGGCAAACGCCCAATCGAGCAGCGCCAAGGCGTCGGCTTCGTTGTCGTCAGCGGGCGTAAAGCCACGGCGGCGCATCGCCCCCATCACCGCATCCTTGGGCGCATTGCCCTTGCCCGTGGCGTGCTTCTTGATCGTGGCGCTGTGCACCGCCGCGTGTTCGAGGCCGTGCTCAGCGCACCAGGCCTGCACGGTGGCAACGCACCCCACGGCGTACTCGGTGGCAGCGCCTCCCCGGTGATGTGCCTGCTCGTAGAAGACGGCGGCCAGATCGGGGTAGGCGGCGCGCACGCGCTGCAGTTGAGCGCGCAGGTGCAGGTAGCGCATTCCCGGCGATTCGCCCCGGCGTGGGGCGATGTCCCAGACGCCTGAGCACACCTGGCCTGATCCCTGCTCTGCCGCTTTTCCAATGGCCCAGCCGCAGCGTGAGCCCATATCGAGTGCCAGCGTTCTCATCGCACATGCCTCCAGGTCTTGGCGCGCGCGAT